CTTAGATATTAAAGAACAGTGGTTGTTAGTAGCTTCTGAGATTATCAGAGTATACAAGTACCATCCTAATAAAGACTTTATTATACAATGCGTTAATGATATTTTGCCGGAGATTGAATAGTGTTTTTGGATAGAAGTAAATTACAAATAGGCGCACAAGTTGGTTTTACTTGTTCAACGTTTGATCTGTTTCATGCAGGCCATAACGTTATGTTACAAGAAGCTAAAAGTCTATGTGATTATTTAATTGTTGGTTTATTGATTGACCCAACGGTAGATCGTCCTGGTGCAAAGAACGCACCAGTTCAGACTCCATTTGAAAGATACATACAGTTATCTTCTTGTAAATATGTAGACGAGGTAATACCTTTCTCAACTGAACAAGAATTGGTTGATATGATTTTAACTATCAATCCTGATATTAGAATTGTTGGTGAAGAATACAAAGATGTTGAGCATACTGGAAAAGGTTTATGCCCTGTTCATTATAATCGCAGAAGGCATTCTTTCAGTTCGTCAGAGCTCAGACAACGTGTGGTCAATTCGGATAAATAAATTTAACAGAACGGCAAACTTTATATTATGAAAAACATTGGATTTGGAAAGATCGGTAAATCGGTCAAGTTTAAGAGGAATCGCTTCTCTCCTATTGGTGGAGACAACGAACCGTCTACAGTACTTATTGCACTCGCAAATAATAACCCAGATAAAACATTTTACATTATCGGACGATCTGATTTCAGTACTCTAAATGAGTCTGAATCATTGGAGTTGTTTCCCTTTGATAATGTAATTGATATTTGGAAAGGTATTAAAAACAAAGATGAAGATAGATTCTTTAATCACGTGATTGATTACTTTAAGAGTAGGTCAATGAAATTAGACTATACTGTTTTAATGGTTGGTCAAGTTGGTACAGTTACGATCCCAGGCAAAATTGAACAAGTTAAAGATCGTACACTTAAAGCTTCTGTGATTGATATGACAAAGAATTATACGTCACCAATTGCGATTTGGATTAACGAAGAGAATCCTGATTATGTTGAGATTGTAAACGATCCTCGGTATGTTATGAATCAATCAAGAGACATATTCAATTTACCAAATATATCTTTAGGTCAATACGATTACGAATATAAGGTAAGTAGTATTAAATCTTACGAAGAACAAGATCGTTACGACAGATCAATGCCTTCAACATATGCAGGAATGGAAACTTGTTTCTGTATTAACTATCAACATACTGAACAGTTCAACTTAAATCGTAACGTTCCTTTTATGGTTATCTTAAACGAAGCTAAACCTTCAAGATATAATTTATTAAAGGATTGGGTATTAGATGAACATGATGATGTTGAGATCTATGGTAAATGGGAACATCCTAATACCGAAACAGACGCAAGGTTCAAAGGATCTATTCATCTTGATGATGTAATGGCTAAAATGAATAATGTTAAATTTACTTTTATTATTCCAATCGCAAAAGGTTGGGTAACTTCAAAGTATATTGAAATGGTACATGCTGGTGTGATACCGTTCTTACATCCATCTTATGATGAACAAGGGCATTTGCCAATACCAGATTTTTTAAGACCGAAAACTCCTGCTGAATTTAAAGAAAGGATGAATAGGTTATTAAATAATGAAGAAGAGTATCAATCAGTAATTAAAGGATTACGTAAACTAATATGTAAGCCTGAGTATTATGATGGTACTTTCTTAAACAATAAAATTATGACAGCGATTGATAATGATTATGTTGCACCTGATGTAACACAATTTGAAAAGAAAGCAGCTGCAACACTTGAGGACTTTTTCGCATGAACAAAAAAGAAATAACGTGGGCACCACTCATTCCGCTTATTGGTGGACAAATGCTAGGCGCAGAAAGAGCGTTTGGTAAACCACCTACAGCAATCTACTCTTATGGTGGGTTTGAGGATAACGATAGTCATTACGTAAACTACCAACAAAATACAATGGGACGCGATATTCCTTATATTAAACTTGATGAAGTAGAAAACAGTGGACTAACACAAGTTGATGTAGTCTCTGGTACTCCACCATGTGCTGCTCTATCTCAATTAAATACAGGAACAACTGCAGAGAGTAAAGGCGCAGGTTGTGCTAAGAACGAATTTATGTATATGGTCTTTCAAGATGGTATTGATAGACTTGGTGCAAAGGTAGTGATTGTTGAGAATGCTCCTGCATTGTTTACAAATAAAGGTCGTCCTGTAGCAAATAGACTGTATGAAATATGTGCTGAGCGTGGGTATTCATTATCCCTGTATAAAACCTCAACTAGGTTTCACGGAGTCCCTCAAGGCCGCGACAGGACCTTTGCGATCGGCTGGAAGTCAGACTCTGCTCCTGTAATGAATTGGTATAATAAACCAAGAAAGAACTTTGCTGAATACTTACAAGAGATTCCTGTTGACGCATTACATCAAGATTTGATTATTAATAAACATGTTCCTAACGAACCTTATTACAATTTCATTAAGACAAAAACAAATCGTGATGTTCGAGAGCTTATGGTTGAAGAGGACGTTAAGACAACTCTGAATTATGTTTGTAAGAAAGGTTGGATGAAAGAAGCCAACGAATGGTTCCACAGAACAGGAAACGAAAAAGGCGCTAAATACTCAGATCATGCCATTATGAAGTTTGCTGATGGTAAAGGTGTATGGGATGGTTCAGTACATGTCTTTGGTGAATATATGAATGCAGTAATTGGTCGTAACATGGTTGATACAATGCATCCGACTGAAGAACGATCGTTGACGATTCGAGAAGCTTTACATATGATGGGCTTTCCTGAGAACTTTGAGTTATTACATGGCCTGAAGAAAATGAATCATATTGCACAGAATGTTCCTGTACCAACATCTGCTGATCTCCATAGTGAAATCGCCAAGTTCTTAACAGGCGATCTTGATATGTCAGAGTCAACTTATCTTCGACAGAACAACCATAAGCAATTAATGGAACATGACAAGAATGGTGTAGACACAACTCCAAACTTAGATGAATTCTTTGCATAAAACTATTGACAAGACTAGGAAAGTTTGTTATAATAGTATATTAAATTAAAGGTAAACATATGAGAAACGATTTAATCATCGACTTCGAAACAATGGGACAAGACGTTCATAACTGCGCTGTCATTGATGTATCTGTAATGGTATTTCAGTGGGACAAGTTTACATCTGATAATCCCTATAACTTAAGTGATGTATTCAAAGCAAAGAAATTTAAATTGAATGTGGCTGAACAAGTAAAGAATTATAATTGGGTAGTTGATAGAGGTACTCTCGACTTTTGGTCTAAACAGGATTCAGAAGTAAGAAAGAATATTGCTCCTAAAAGTTCAGACTTATCGGTTGAAGACTTTGTGAAACAGTTTACCGACTTTTTAATTGATTCTCCAAAGATTAACTATTGGTGGTCAAGATCTA